AGGGGTACAATCTGAAAGTGGAATAGGTTCTGCTACATATTGCAAAATGTTTATCTATGATGTGAATTTAAATGTTGGAAAAGATTTTTCAAGGGATGTTAAATCTTTTTATTATGCAGGAACTACTTTTACTGCTAATGTAACTTATGATACTTATTCTCCTAGTGTTGGTATTGTTACTTCAGTAATTAATCCTACAGCATTAGTTGGTATAGGTACTAAATGGTTATCTGGTACACCTTCACAAACTTTAAAAGTTGGCGATTGGGTTTATTGGGGCGGGTTAAAAGCAAGGGTTTCTACTACTCCTTCTTCAGATACGGCTGTTCTTATTACGGGGATTACTGCTGCAGCAATTACTTCTGGTGTTAATGCTGTTAGAATACAAACATCTTTACAAGAACCTAGCAATACAAGTCTTGTTTTTGATTTGCCGTATTATGCCAACCAAACAGTACAAGACCATATATATTATGCAACCCAATCAGCAACTATTGTTGGGGTAACTTCTAATACATTAAATATTTCAGTGCCTTCAGGAACGCTTCAATCGGATACTTCTAATTATTATGTACAAGATGCTTCTGGAAATTCTATCGGAGCTTTAGCGTTTACTGTAGTTCCTTCAGGTGGAACTGCCGCATTAACATTTGCTTCTCCACCAACAACTTCTTATACTGTTTTTGCTACAGTTTATAAAACTGGGGTTTCATCAAGAAAAACTAAAACTTTAACTGATGCTTCTTCAACTTTTACTCTAGCGCAAGCACAAGCAACTACTATAGCTTTAGGACATTCTGATTGTTATAAATTAGTTAGTATTTTTATGGGTACTACTAATATTACTGAATGGTATACATTTAATGATGGTCAAAAAGATTCTTATTATGACTATGGTTCAATATCTTTAAAATCTTCTTATCCTGCTCCTACTGCTGGTATTGTAGTTAGCTATCAATATTTTGCTCAAACCTCTGGCGAATTCTGCGATTTACATTCTTATACAAATATTGATTACTCTATGATACCTTCTTTTAATGGATTATCACTAAGAGATACTATAGATTTTAGACCTATTATAGACGCATTTAGCTTAAATATGCCTAAACGTGGTTATAATATGAGCGTAGATTTAACTTATTATTTAGCTAGACAAGATAAGATTTCTGTTGATATCGATGGAACTTTTTTTGTTACTAAAGGTTCATCATCTTTAACCCCCGGTGAACCAGTAGACTCTTCTACTGGAATGCAATTGTATTCTGTCGTGGTAGCTCCATATACATTTGATACTATAAATGATGTTGTTATCACTACTTTTGATAATAAACGCTATACTATGAGAGATATTGGTTCTCTAGAAAAACGTATTACTAATTTAGAATATTACACGGCCTTATCTTTGCTAGAACAAGAAACAGCATCTTTATCTATCACAGATTCTTTAGGTCAAGATAGATTTAAAAATGGATTTATTGTTGATAGTTTCAAAGGTCATAATATAGGTGATACGAGTTCTCTAGATTATATGTGTTCTGTAGATGCTGAACAGGGTGAATTGAGACCTTTTTCTTCTATGGATAATATTAACCTAATACCAGATACTACCAACTCTACTAATATTAAGTTGTGGGGTGATTTAGTTACTTTACCACTAGATGTAACAACACCTCATGTTGAATTGGCAAAAAATACTTATGCTTCTAGAACTGAATTTGTCAACCCATTTGCAATATTTACCTTTATAGGTAATGTTAAACTAAATCCTTCTTCGGATGATTGGTTTGAAGTTAATAGATTGCCAGATATCATTACTAATAAAGAAGGCAATTTTAATATAATGTCAAGATTAGCAGAAGCTGCTGGTCTTCTTAATACTAGATGGAATGCTTGGCAAACACAATGGACTGGTGCTTCTAGATATTCTTATTGGCATGATGGCAATTGGCAAGGACGCACACATTGGGTAAATTCATATGAAACAGACGCGCATGAATTAGGTCAAACTAGAACAGGTATAAAAACTGTCGCAGTTGAAAAGATTGATACTCAAGTAGTTGATGATAAGGTTTTATCTGTTGCTGTTATTCCTTATATTCGTTCAAGATATATGCTTATTCAAGCAAAGGGATTGAAACCTAATTCAACATTCAATGCTTTTTTTGATGATATTGCTATTGCTAGTTATTGTACACCAGCTACTATATTTTCTTATACTCCAGTTTCAGGTTCTTTTGATACATCCACGAATTCTGGAATAAATGCATCACTTGATCTACAACGTAGAATTAATGGTGATACTGAAGTTTGTTTGAATATTGGTGATATTGTAACAGGTTCTGCTTCTGGTCATAAAGCTGTTGTTGTAGGAAAAGAAAAGAATATATCTAATGCTGGTGTTGTTTCTTATAAACTCTATGTTATGAATGCTTCCGGAACTTTTACTACTAACGAAACTATAACGGGAAGTATTAGCGGAGCAGTAGGTAAATATTTGAGTGCTACTGCTAATATAACAGGCGACCCACTTATTACAGGAGCTAATGGAGATTTAAATATATTATTTCATATTCCAAATACTAGCAGTATTAGATTTAGAACTGGAACAAGAGAATTTAAGTTAATTGATAATACTACTGCAGCAGGAGAGTATACCTCAAAAGGGATATCTTTATATTCGGCAAGTGGTACTACCCAAACAAAACAAGCAAATATTGTAGCTACTAGAAATGTAGAATTTGTTGATGTTCAAGTTACACCAGAATCTAGAATCATCACAGAAACTACAACTAGGGCAACTGGTGGTTATTGGTATGATCCATTAGCACAAACCTTTACAGTTGATTGTAAAGGTGGAGCATTTATTTCAAAAGTTGATTTATTTTTTGCTTCTAAAGATGCTAATCTTCCTGTTAGCATAGAAATAAGAGAAGTTGTTAATGGTTATCCTGGGGCTACAATACTTCCATTTAGTAATGTACTTGTTGCGTCAGAAGATGTGGTTTTATCCTCTACTATAGTACAAACATTTGATGGGGTAGATTATCCAAAATATGATACACCTACAACTATTCAGTTCCCTAGTCCTGTTTATGTAAAAGATAAAACAGATTATGCATTAGTAATAATAAGCGATTCAAACCAATATAAAGTTTGGATATCGCAGGTGGGTGATAAAATACCAGATTCTGATAATACTATTTCTAAACAACCTTATATGGGAGTATTGTTTAAATCACAAAATGCTTCTACATGGACAGCTAATCAGGACCAAGATTTGAAGTTTACTATTTGGAGAGCAAATTTTGATACTAGTGTTTCTGGAGATTTAGTATTAACAAATGATTTGGTTTCTAAAATAACACTAGAAACAGATTCTATACAAACTTTAGCTGGATCTTCTACAGTAAGAATCTGGCACAGAAATCACGGATTTAAAACAGGTGATTTAGTTACTTTCTCTGGTGCTGTTTCTACAGATACTAATATCATTGATAACAAGATAAATACAACTTATGTAATATCAAATCCAACTTTAGATAGCTATACTGTAGTTATAACTGGTTCTGGTACTAATACAGCATCTACTACTGGATTTACTGGTGGTACTGTTATGCAAGCAACTAGAAGTATTAAATATGAAACTATTCAACCAAATATTCGCTCATTGGGATTTTCTGAAACGAGTGTTGATTATACTATAGTAACTACAGAATCTTCTACTGGCGCTTTAAATGTTGAAGAATCTTGTATTAATGCTGAAAATAATTATTACAATACTTCAAAAGTTATTCCTAGTGGAAGTACAGGCAAATTAAATGTAAAAGTATTGATGGGTACAGGCAATCCTGCTTTAACTCCTATTATAGATACACATGGAACTTCTGCTGTAGTTGTTAGTAATAAAATAGATTCACCTACTGCGGCTAATATGAATATTTCTGCAATTGATAGAGTATCTTTGCTACCTACTGCGCCAACATTTACAGGATCAGTTTCTGGTACTACATTAACTGCTTCTTCTGTAACGGGAACTATTGTAGTTGGACAATATTTAACTGGTGCGGGTGTAACAGCAGGAACCACTATAACAGCATTTGGAACTGGTTCAGGTGGTGCTGGTACTTATACTATTAGCACTTCTCATACTCTTACTGGTGTAGCTATGGTTGGATCTGTATTTAATTTTAGTGGATCTACTATTACTACATCAGTACCCGCAGATCAAGCATTATTAAAAAGAATTATAGTAGGCTCTTATATAGAAATTGCTAATGCTACAACATCAGGAAATAATGGACAAGTATTAGTAACTGCAGTAGATATTAATACTGGTGCTTTAACTATATCTGGAAAAACATTTACTACTGAGAATTCTAGCGCAACTGCTTTGCTATATTATTTCAATTCTTTCTTTGATGAAATAACCCCTGTTGGTAGTTCTACTCATAGCAAGTATGTTTCAAAAGTTGTTGTTTTGGCTAATCCATCTACTGTATTAAGATTAAAATATGCAGTATGTGCGCCAACTCAATCAGATGTCTTAGTTTATTATAAGACAGGTACTAATGGTACAAATTTAGATACTACTAATTGGGTACTTTTTAATCCAGATAAAACTATGCAAAAAACTGCTCTAGGTTCTAACACATTTTATGATGTAGATTATACCATAGACAGTTTAACATCTTTTGATATTGTAACTGTTAAGTTAGTAATGAAATCTCTTAATACTGCAGCAGTTCCACGAGTTAAAGATTTGCGGATTATTGCTTGTGCCTAATTTCTTAAAAGTTGAAGGAAATGATAGCTTAGTTAGAGATGTTTCTACTAATGCTATCATTAATTCTAATTCTTCTTCTTTTGAAAATTATTTAAAGAAGAAGAATTTTATAGAATTACAGAATGAAGAAATTCTCAAGAATTCAATGGAGATAAATACAATAAAGCAAGAGTTATCTGAAATAAAAGATTTACTCTTATTATCATTGAAATTAAAGGACAACAATGGCAGCAATTAATTTAAGAGTTCCTAATGGTCTTACTCCATTAACGAATCAACAAGTAGATGATAATTTCCAGAACCTAAATAATGCTTTAGGTGCGGCAGGTTCTGCTACTATTCCTACTCCTTCAGGTACTGGTGTTCCTCTATTAACAATTTCTCCTACTACAACTGGAACATTTACTGCTCAGAATATAACATACTCTGGAGGTATAACTGGTGGTACTAGCGTTATCGCTATTGGTACTAATCAGATTTATAAGGATGTTTCAGGAAATGTTGGTTTAGGAAATACTCCAAGCGGAACTTATAAATTAGAAGTAACTGGTGGTGTTTCGGCAACTGGATTTACAGGAACTATAGGTGCTACTACTGCAACAACAGGGAAATTTACTTCTTTAGAATATACTACTACCTTAACTGGTGGTACAGGTATTATAGCTATTGGTACTAATCAGATTTATAAGGATGTTTCAGGAAATGTTGGTTTAGGAAATACTCCAAGCGGAACTTATAAATTAGAAGTAACTGGTGGTATATCTTACACTACTACTTTAACAGGTGGTACAGGTATTATCGCTATTGGCACTAATCAGATTTATAAAGATGCTTCTGGTAACGTAGGATTAGGAGGAACTCCAACTGTTAAATTTGAAGTTATTAGTACAGGTGCTATGCTAATACCAAAAGGATTAACCGCAAATAGACCTACAGGTGTTGCAGGATATATACGTTATAATACAACTACATTATTATATGAAGGGCATAATGGAACTACTTGGTCACCCTTTGTAGTCAATACCACAGGTACTGCTGATGACGCTGGTACCGCAATTGCCATGGCAATTGCACTAGGTTAATCAATAACAGAATAGGAAAATAAAATGGCAAATACTTTTACGCGATATACAGCAAACAATATAGGAATTACAGCCTCAACCTTAGTAACTGCGGCTGCATCTACACAAACTACTGTTATTGGTTTATCAGTTTCTAATACTTCAATATCTCCAATTACTGTTGATGTTTTTATTACAGCTTCTGCAGTAAACTATTATATCATAAAAGGGGCTACTATCGCAGTAGGTGGCGCTTTAGCTCTGTTTGGTTCTGACGGTAAATTAGTGCTTAATACTGGCGATGCCTTTAAAGTACAATCTAGTTCAGCAACTTCTGCCGATGCCATTCTTTCTGTTCTACAAATATCATAAGGAATATTTATGGCTTATATCGGAAATTCTTTAACAAGTCAAGGATTTATTCCTGCTGTTGATTACTTTAATGGTAATAATTCTACTGTAGCATTTACCTTGAGTAGAAATGTAACAACTTCTGCTCAAGTTGAAGTTATTGTTAATAATGTTATGCAAAACCCTAGCAGTGCTTTTACTGTCTTGAATAATACTATTACATTTACAAGCGCACCTCCCATAGGCTCTAATAATATTTGGGTAAGATATGTTTCTTTAAATACTTCTTCTATGACTCCTAGCTCTGGTACAGTAGGTACTGCTCAATTAGGAAGTATTGAATCTATTAATTCCGCTTCTTCTCTAAATTTGAAAACAGAAGGGATTTCAGTTGTAACTTTAGATGCTTCACAGAATGTTGGTGTTGGCTGTACCCCTACACAAAAATTACAAGTAGCGGGAAATGTTGCAATACAGGGAAGTACGTCTGGATTAGTTACTATTCAAGCTCCTGCAGTTGCGGGGGCTTCAGTCTTAACTTTGCCAGCCCAGACAGGTACAGTGAATGTCTCTGATAGTATATTATCTTTATCTGCATCTGTAGCTTCAAATAATTTAACAGTAACATTAAATCCAACTACATTAACCTTTAGAAATGTTGATCCAACAAGTGGAATACCAGTTAGTATAAATATAGCATCACCACTTACTATTCAAGTGCCTAATACTGCAACTTTAGGTTGTTCTGCGCTAACAGCACAAAATACAGTGGATGAATTGGTATTAGTTGTACTTTACAATGGTGGCACTCCTGCTTTAGGTATAGTGAATATTGCTGGCGGTACTAACTTAGATGAAACTACACTAATATCTACTACTGCTATTAATACAAGTTCTACATCGGCTTCTGTTGTTTATTCAACATCAACTATTACTAGCTCACCATATAGAGTAGCAGGGTACCTTAAAATAACATCACAAACTGTTGCGGGAACATGGGCAAATGCTCCATTTAAAGTTCAAGGTATGGGCGGTATGGCTATGTCTATGAGTTCTTTGGGTTATGGGCAGACTTGGCAGAACGTGACAGGCAGTCGTGCAAGTGGAACTACTTATTACAACACTACAGGTAAGCCTATATTAATTAGTATTTACAGTGGTTCTGGGTCTCCGTATTCTTCTATTGTAATAGTAGTTAATGGCATTACCGTTGCTACGCAAGTGAGTAATTCAAGCACAGGTAACAGTCAATCTGGAGCATGTACTATTGTCCCTTCGGGTGCTAGTTACTCAGCGGTAGTGTTGGGAACTGGTGCGGGTGTCTCAATAGGTGCTTGGAACGAACTCAGATAAGGAATAAAAAATGCCACATTACAAAGACACAAACAACCAATTACACTTCCTTGACTCTACTGAGTTTGAATATCTTTTACCTGCGGATTGCACTCCAATTACAGATGAAGAAGCACAAGCTATACAAGCAGAGATTGAAGCTAATCAACCAGCTCCAGTAGAACCAACACCACAAGAGAAACTAGCGTCTGCTGGATTATCTGTTGATGAATTAAAAACACTACTAGGATTAAAATAATGGCATTAACTAAAGTAGATTCAAAATTATTATTAGATGGTTCTCAGGGGTTTACTACTAATCCTAATGTTGTTGCATCTTCTTATAGTATTCCCACAGGTACTAATGCAGTTTCAACTGGTCCTATTACAATAAATTCTGGGGTATCTGTAACAATACCTTCTGGTTTACGTTGGGTAATTTTATAATAAATACTGAATAAATAATAATAGGAATTAATATGAGTTCAACAATAAATGCTTCAACAACATCAGGCGGTGGAATAATAACCTCTGCCGATGCTTCTGGTGTACTGGCTCTACAAACAGCAGGGGTCACAGCACTAACTATAGATGCCTCGCAGAATGTTACTTTGGTAAATGCTTTAGGTGGAACTCCAACTGCTCCAACTGCGGCTGTAAATACATCTACAGCTCAAATAGCAACAACCGCATTTGCTAACCCTGCATCATCATTATCGGCTAATGGATATGTTAAGTTACCTAGCGGGGTAATAATTCAATGGGGTAGAACAGCTAGTATAGCTGCCGCTGGAGGAACAGCAACAATAACTCTACCCTTAGCTTACACAACTACAAATTATACGGTGTCACTTTCTCCAGATACTATAACTACAAGCGCAAATGCTGGGCAATATGCAACTGCTCGTACAACAACTACTTTTTTGCTCTCTAACCAATCCCCAACTACATCAACTTTTGGCTGGCAAGCAATAGGATACTAACATGGCAATAATTCTCGATGGAACTTTAGGTTGTACACTCCCAGTACCCTTAGTAACAAGCTCGGGTGGGTCAGGTGGTCTTGTAGGCGGTGTTATACCTATTCAACCCATAACTGCTTCAGTAGGCTCTAGTGCATTAACGTGTACTTTAAACCCTACGATACTGAACTTTAGAAACACTCCTTTAACTTCAGGTACTATTAATACTCGTACTGTTGCAACAGCTATTTCTGTAGTCGTGCCAAGTACAGCGACTTTAGGTACTGTATCTGCACAACAATCAAGGCTTATATTATTAGCACTTGATAACGCTGGAACAGTTGAACTTGCAGTAGTCAATATTGCTGGCGGTACTAACTTAGATGAAACCACTTTAATCTCTACTACAGCGATAAGTGCAGGGGCTACATCGGCTACTGTAGTTTACTCAACCACAGCAAGAACTTCTCTGCCTTTTAGAGTCGTAGGTTACATAGAGTCAACTCAAGCAACCGCAGGAACATGGGCAACTGCTCCAAGCACAATTCAAGGTCAAGGTGGTCAAGCATTAGCAGCTATGAGTTCTTTGGGGTATGGGCAGACTTGGCAATCAGTAACCAGAACAAGTGGAACTACTTATTACAACACGACCGGGAAGCCTATTATTTCTATTTATAATGCAGGATGTTTCTCATCAGCAGCAATCACAGGGATTGTAAATGGTCTTAGTATTGCCCTTGTGCAAGGGTCAGGCCCAACAACTACAAATCATTCTTGCCAGATATTAGTTCCTGCTGGGGCTAGTTATTCATTTACAGCAAATAACGCAGCAGTTTCCGCGTTTGAACTCAGATAAGGAAAAATAATGTACTTTAAAGACACAAACAATAACTTACACTTCCTTGATTCTGCTGAGTTTGAATATCTACTCCCTGCTGATTGCACTCCAATTACAGATGAAGAAGCACAGGCTATACAGGCAGAAATCGAAGCTAATCAACCTGTCGTTGTTCCAACGATCACTATGCGACAAGCAAGGATGATGTTGCTTAATGAGGGTTTACTAGATGAAGTTAATCTAGCGATCACAACCGATGAACAAAAGATCTGGTGGGATTACTCCTCTGTTGTTGAACGCAGTCATCCGCTAGTCGATGCAGTATTAACAGCGTTAGGTAAGACTAGCGCAGAGATAGATCAAATGTTTATAGGAGCATCAGCGTTATGAGTAGCGTAGTCATAGCTGGAGATACCAGCGGTTCGGTTACACTCCAAGCACCAGCAGTAGCAGGAAGCTCAGTCTTAACTTTGCCAGCGGTTAGTGGAAACGTACTAACAACTACAAGCGGTGTAGCACACACAGTCCAAGTTTTCACATCAGGCTCAGGTACATATACT